GCCGCGTCAGTTTCGCTTGAACCCTTGTAACCAACTAGAACTGGCTGTGTGTCAGGTGCATATGAGTCAACGAACACACGCATTGCGCCGTTCAATGTACCAACGAACTTGGTGTTTGTTGGTGCTTCGAATGTACCTTCTGTGGTACGTGCGAATGCTGAGGTTGTTGCTGACTGTAGAACAGTCAAGGCTGCACTTGAAACAACTGCCCAGTTACCAGCACCACGACGGGTACGCTGTGCAATCAAGTTTGCAACACGGTTGATTAGAACTGCTAGAGCAGCATGTTCGTCACCAACGTAAGTAGCAGTACCTGATACAGTTGCCTGGTTGTATGTGAACTCAGTTGAAGCAAGAGTACGCAATGACAAGAGAATTTCCTGGTCAATTTCAGCAGTGATTTCTTGTGCTAGAGCAGCCATAATTTCTGCTTCTACGTCGATACCATGCTGTGACTGTGCGTCCTGAGCGGCTTCAAATGTCCAACGTGCTTGCAACTTACGTGACTTGGCTTCAACAGCCTGACGTAGAATCTGCACGCTGATCTGCTTACCACCGTTACCTTCTAGTGATGCAGTGTCAGCACCAGTATAGAAGTTAGTGCTTGTTGCATCTGAAGGAACACGTGAGTATGCCTGAGCGATCTTGAATGGTGACAATGCTTCTTCACCAGCAGTTACAGAAGTAGCGGCTGCTGAGTTGTCAGTTAATGGCTGAGCATAACGTACACGCAATGTGTGAATCTGACCAACTGGGCCGGTCATTGGCTGAACACCAACCAACTCGTTAGCAATAACTGTTGGCATAACACGACGGATTACTGGAAGAATCACGCGGTTTAGTGTAGCAATGTTACCTGCTGTTGTTGTACCTGCTGTACTTTCAGCAAGTAGTTGCTTACGGGTGTTTTCTAAAATTACACCCATTGTTGAGCGGCGAGTGCCTTTTAAGCCTTCTAACAGGGCATCTTTGGTCTCGTCCCAACGGCTTTCTAAGAGTACTTTTGACATTTTATATTTCTCCTAAACTATGTCTAAAATTAAAGCCCTGCCAGACGCTTAATTTCGATAACGTTGTCTTTTGCATCGGTATCGACTTCTTCAATCTTCTTGGCAGATTTATCACCAGTAACTTCCGTAACAACTCTTGATTCAGTTAACGCAGCCTTTGCAGGCTTTGCAACTGTTTCACCAGTGTTGAGAACTGCTGGTAGATACTTGTCGAAAGCATTCTTTAACTTTACAGTCTGAACGCTTTCAAGTAAGGTCTTCATTACTGCGGCCTTCTCTTCGTTTAATGGTGCTAGAAGTTCATCTAGTACCTGTTCACGCTGAGATGATTCCTTAATAATGCGAACCTCACGTTCCTTACTTTCTACTAACTTCTGTGCTTGCGCAATCTTGTTAGCAGATTCGGCTAGTTGTCTATCCTTGTCTACAAGTGCCTTCATCAATTTGCGAGTTTCAGCCTTCTCATTTAAATGAGTTACGCTGAATTCACTTGCAAATGCTTCAAACAACTTGCGTCCAAAGTTATTTTGTCTAGCCTGCTTAATGTCTTCCTTAAGTGTTGATAGTTCACCCTTAAGATGTTCTGAAACAATACCGCTAACTCTCTTAGCACTTTCAGCAACGAACTTGCTCTTAAGTGCTTCTAATTGTTTGCGACCTTCAGCAACTAACTTGACCTTTGCTTCAACTACTGCTTGTCTATCCACAGCGAATTCTTTAATTTCACGTGCTAGTGCATGAGTAATGAACTTTTCAAGTTTCTGTTGATTTTCCATTTGAGCCTTACGGTCAGCACGTAGTTCACGGATTTCTTCGGCTAGTTTAGTAACCATAAAATCATTGAACTTAGTTGCATTTTCCTTCAACTTCAACTGAGCCTTGACGCGGTCTTCATTCATTGCTTGTCTTTCAGTTTGAAATTCACGAATTTCTTCTGAAAGGCTTTCAGTCATCATCTTATCTAGGGCTTCTACCATCACGCTACGATCATGTTCATAACGTTGTGCAAATTCTTCATGTAATTCTGCACGAACTTGTAGGCGGGCCTCATTGAGTTTTGCTTCCCATGCTTCATTCAAAGCCTGAGCAGTATCCTCTTTGATTAATCCACTTTCAAGTAATGGCTTGATAGCATCAAACATGCTGATATCCCCTTTTATAATTTGAGGTCCTTGATGAGGCGCATTACTTCCTCTTTCAAGAATCTCTCTACTTTTTTGTCACCGCCAACTTCCTTAGCAATATCCAACAGTTTATGTCCATGACGCATGTTCATCATGCTTTCATAGATTGCTTTTGGGTATGCGTTTGGAGCACTTGGCTGAGCAACAATATCCACAGTGATTATTTCGAAATCACTGACGCGGCCATCCATGTCGTTTACATTACCTGATCCACGACTTGATACACCTAGTTTTACACCACTCTCTAACATGGTACGTACTAATTGTCCCATTGGAGTTGGTAGAATTTTTAGTTTTCCAAAACCATTTGGACCGTCCATCCACATACTAGTAATCATATGGGATACACGGTCCAAATTAATTTTTAGATCATCCGGATGGTCAACTTCACCGAGAACTGAGTAGCCTTCACTAATTTGTTTATTAAGTGTATCTACAGCGGTTTCGATTTCAGAAACGGGGTAAACACGCTCATTTGCGTTTTTTACCCCACCCTGAATGAAGATGCCCTTCATATAGAGGGTCTTAAATTCAGCGCCCTCTTCCTTGACGGACTCTACGACCATGTTTGCACGGTCGAATGTCAAGTTTTCTCTGAGATACAAAGCCATTTGTTCTCAGTTCCTTACTTTGCTACTGGACTCTTGTTGTTAGCGCCGTTATCACCATGCTTTGGCTTTGGTGCGCTAGACAAGTCTTGTGACTTATGTCCTGGTGCATTCTTAAACTTAGATGCGCCTTCTACATCCTTCACTGAAGGTGCTGTGCGGCCTTTTTCATCTGCACCACCGAAGTTAACGGGCTTGCTGTCCATGCCAGCCTTACCTGAGTTTGCTGCAACTGGGCTCTTTGTCTGAACGCCATTGTCACCGTGTGTTACAGATACTTTCTGCAACTGTACGGCTTCCATCATTGCTTCTTCTTCTTCGTCGCCTACTTCTTCTTCGCCTTCTTCGTCACCCATGTCGGCTAGGTCTTCTTCACCTTCTTCACCGCCCATGATCTTTTCAAACTCTGACATTAACTGGTCGAGTTTATCTTCAATTCTAACGACTGCATCTTCTACTTCTTCAGATGCTTCACCTTCTTCACCGCCAAAATCTTCTTCTTCTGAGTCAAGGTCAAATACTTCTTCTTCCTCTTCTTCAGTTACTCCAGATTCTTCTGCGTTGATTTCGTCAAGTAGGTCACCTACTTGTCCGCCCATGCCTTCTTCCATATCATCGCCCATGTCACCTTCTTCAACCATTTCTTCTTCCATGATTGATTCGTAGATTTCACGTGACTTGTCAACGACGATTTCGTGGAAAAGTTCGCGGGCTTGCTCTTCGTTCTCATTGATAATGAGGTTGATTAACTGTTCGTATTTTTTGTTGTCCATTATAATTTCTCCTGATTAGAAATGGCTTTGTAGAGATATTTAGCACCCTGGCGGGAAAAGCACTCATTAAGTGCTAATTTTTTACGTTTTTGGTAGGAATATGCGTTTTAAACGCTAGGAGCGCCTGATTCTTCGGCTGGTTTTGCACCATATTGCTCACGTACTTTGTTTAGATGCAACTTCTTTTCATAATTTCTAACATCTAACATACGTCTTAACTTACGAATTTGTTTTAGTGTAAGTTTAGTTTTGCGAGAGGTACGCCACACAGGTTTGCTGTTATCAGCATTAACATCCTGCATCCCTTGAACGGGCGGGTCGAACATCTCAAATAGTTTCATACTTTTATTTATCTTTAATTACGCTGTAGGCGGTGCGCTTACTGGACCTGCCGCGCCTGCTGCGGCAGCGCCGCCTTCTGGACTTGCTACAGGACCTGCAACTTCAGGATTTTCATCTGGAGTTTCTTCAGTCTGTTCAATATCATCAGCAGTGTTTTGATCTGATTCAAAATCACCTGAAGATACGCCAACGTTACGTAAATCACTTCCCTTAGGATCAAGCGAAACTTCTTTCTTGTTCTCTTCTTCCCAAAGTTTTTCGTTCTTTGCAATCTCTTCTTCAGTTAAACCTAAGAATCTTTCTAGTGCAAAACGCTTTGAAATATATGGGAAGGCTTCCATGCTAGCAAAAGTGCTAACACGTGCAGTATCTAATTCACTTTGACGATAGGCTGCAAAGTTCTGTGGGGGATTAAAATGTAATGAGAATAAACCACTGTCAATGTTTAACCCTCTCCAACGCAAGAATAATTTAAATTCTTCGTCAAGTTTAAGAGCAATATAGTTCTGTAAACGTTCACAGTATTGATTGAATCTAAACTCTTGAATCATTGCTGTACCAACACGACCATCACTCAATGGAGTTGTATTATCGTCTGGCCCAGTTGGCAAGTAACTACTCGGTACACGCAGACCACGTGCTAATCTATTGTTGAAATATTTCAAGTCATCAATTTCACCAAGATTTTGACCGCCGGGCAATACTTCAACACTTGATCCACGACCTTCAGCAGTTACAGGGAAGAAGTAATCTTCGTTCATTGATAATGGATTGTATGTAGCATCTACGATACTTGCACCACCATACAATGAT